CAAAAAAGGTGGCCGCGTTGACGGCTGTGCAATCAAAGGCTATACAAAAGGCCGAAACATCTAACGAGGTGATTTATGGTAAAAGAATCCAAAGCAATGATGAAAAAGGAAATCGCTTTTATGAAGTCCAAAGGCGCTCCTAAGTCAATGATTAAGCATGAAAAAGCTGAAGCCAAAGCCATGAAGAAAGGCGCTAAAGCCAAAGGCAAGAAAAAATGAAACCGCAACTTCGTGGCGGCAACGGCGGCGGTGACTCCGAGCCGATGGTCGAAATTGAAATTGATATTGGTCCGGAATCCGAGGCTCCTGAAGCCCCGGAGTCCATGTCTCCTATCGGCTACAAGAAAGGCGGTCGTATTGACGGCTGTGCTATCAAGGGCCATACCAAAGGTACGGTGCGCTAATGGCTACCAGTGGAACAGCGACATTCAACCCGGAATTCTCTGAGCTTGTTGAAGAAGCGTATGAGCGTGCCGGGCTGGAACTGAGGACGGGTTACGACCTCAGAACGGCTCGCCGTTCCATGAACTTTATGGCGCAGGAGTGGTCGAACCGGGGTATCAACTTGTGGACGGTTGAATCCGCCACAATGACCCTTGTCCCCGGTCAAATCACCTATGACCTGCCACTGGACACCATCGACATCATCGAGCATCAGATTCGTTTAAACAATGGTAGTACGACCAGTCAGGCGGACTACACTATGACCCGAATCTCAGTCTCCGAGTACGCTCACATTAACAACAAGAATACACAGGGCCTGCCCCTGCAAATCTATGTTGACCGTCTGCGCACCCGTCCGGTGGTTTACCTGTGGCCTGTACCAGATGGCTCCCAGCCCTATACGCTGGCCTACTGGTACCTCCGCCGTATCCAAGATGTGGGTACGGGTGGCTCAAACACGATGGATGTCCCTGCCCGCTTCCTGCCGGTCTTGGTTGCCGGTCTGGCCTACTACATCGCCATGAAGAAGCCGGAAGCCTCCGACCGTCTGGCAATGCTTAAACAGGTCTATGACGAGCAGTGGGAATTGGCCTCCGGAGAAGACCGCGATAAATCCTCATCCCGGTTTGTTCCGCAGATGGGATACATTGGCCGGAGCATCTAAATGCCCGGTGCATATTCATCAGGTAAATATGCCCACGGCTTTTGCGACAGATGTGGACAGCGTGTTGACCATTTAAACGCAATGCGCCAACTGGTCATTAACATGCTACCGACCAGTATCCGAGTGTGTGACGAGTGCTGGGAACCTGACCAGCCACAGCTTCAACTGGGACGAGTGCAGGCTGATGACCCACAAGCCTTGCGGAACGCCCGTCCTGACACGACCTACTATGCGCCCGGAAACGATGGCGCAAACGGCAGTCGTCAGATTCAGTGGGGCTGGAACCCTGTTGGTGGCGCTTACAGCTATGTTGACCCGCTTACCCCGAATGAACTGGACATGGCGGTCCAAATAGGCGAAATTACCGTTGTAATTACCTGAGTTTAAACAATGAACTATTCCCAGCTTTCCCAGCTCATTCAAGACTACTGCGAGACCACCGAGGCCTCGTTTGTAGCTAATATTCCGACCTTCGTGCAGGTCGCCGAGGAGCGCATCTACAATAGCGTCCAGCTCCCGGCCATCCGTAAGAATGTCACCGGAACCATGACTTCCGGGAACAAATACCTGTCCCTACCCGATGACTGGCTGGCGGCGTTCTCCTTGGCGGTCATTGCCCCGGTTACGCAGGCTCAGACCTTCCTTATTGACAAGGATGTAAACTTTGTTCGGGAATGCTATCCAGACCCATCAACGGCTGGCGTTCCCCAGTATTACGCCATTTTTGACGACAATACGCTTATTCTTGGCCCGACCCCAAATGCCAATTATGGGGTCGAAATGCACTACTACTACTATCCGCAATCAATTGTGACCGCTGGTACCTCGTGGCTTGGAGACAACTTTGAGACGGTGTTATTATATGGTTGTCTTCGTGAGGCCTATATCTACCAGAAAGGCGAGTCTGATGTAGCCGCCTATTACGAGAACAAGTACCTTGAGTCGCTCAATCTGCTTAAACAGCTCGGCGATGGCAAGGATAGGCGCGATGCTTACCGTAGTGGACAACTTAGGATACCCGTACAATGAAAGGCGAAACCGGCTTCGGCAATGTTGGCAATGTAAATGTGTTTGTGGCAGACAATCGCGGCTTTACCGCCGAAGAGATTGCCGAACGCGCCATCGAAAAAATTATCTTCGTGGGCAACGAGAGCGCCCCGGAAGTTCGTGAACAGGCTCTTGCATATAAGTCGCAGATTCATAAAGTTCTTTTGACCTATCTTCAAGAAGCTCAGGTCAATGAGCGCACAACCATCTGCAATAAGCTGTCCGAAGCAGGCCTCGGCGATGCCGCCGAGTTCGTCAAAAATATTTAAGGAACATCGTCATGCCTATTTCTCAATCCATCACCACCTCGTTCAAGACTGACATCTTGAGCGGCGGTATGAACTTCAACACCACCAACCGTGCGCTAACGGTCAACACGCAGGACAAATTTGTTATTGCCCTGTACACCACCTCGGCGACCCTCGGCCCGTCCACCACCGCCTACACTTCTACCGACGAAGTTCCAACGGCGACTGGCTACACCGCTCTGGGCAAGACGCTGACTATTTCGCAAGTACCGACTTCGACCGGAACCACGGCGTTTACGGATTTTGACGATATTAGCTGGACATCGGCTTCGTTCTCGGCAGATGGCGCGTTGATTTACAACGCTACCAACTCCAACAAGTCAGTTCTGGTTCTGAACTTTGGTGGTACCAAAACCGTTACCAGCGGTACCTTCACCATTCAGTTCCCGACCGCTGATGCCTCCAACGCTATTATTCGTATCGCCTAATAGATTCTGACGGCTATTATGGCCGACATAACCGTACAGGTTGAAGGCGTTGTAGCCGCTACGCTCTACCCTCAAATGGGGTGGGGCGATGTGCCGTGGGGATTTGATGGGTTTGGCTCAACAGGTAACGCGGTAGAAGTTACCATTGTCCCAGACACCATTGTTTCGGTCACTGGCGAGGTTGCCACGGTCTCTGTTGGCACTGTCACTGTAACCTCCAGCCCTACAGTTGTAGTTACTGGTGAAGTTGCCACGGTATCCGCTGGCACCGTCACCATTATCTCCAGCCCGACAGTTGTCGTTACTGGCGAGCAGGCAACCGTATCCGTTGGCACGGTAACGGTTTCTTCCAGCACAGCCGTTATTGTTACTGGTGAAGTTGCCACTGTTTCGGTTGGCGATGTTATTGCTGGCGCATCCGTTACTATTGAGGTTACGGGAGAGCAGGCCGCCGTTTTGGTAGGCGATGTCACTGTATCCTCTAGCCCCGTAGTTGAAGTCACCGGAGAGCAGGTAACGGCTTTTGTAGGCGATGTAGAAATAATCACAGCCACCGTTGTCATTGAAACAGGCGAAGAAGCGACTGTCTTTGTTGGTTCCGTACAGACCAGCTCAAGCGTATCCCTAGATGTCACCGGAGAGCAACTGACCGCTTCGGTTGGCAATGTTACCGTAAGCTCAAGCGCAATTGTTTCTGTTACAGGCGAATCCGCAACAGTATCTGATGGCACCGTAACGGTTGTATCCAGCCCGACAGTGGCCGTGACTGGAGAACAAGCCACCGTATCGGTAGGCGATGTTTCGATAACCTTGAGCGCCTCGATAGATGTTACGGGCGAGCAGGCTACTGTTGATGTTGGCACAGCAACGGTTTCCATCAATCAAACAATTCTTGTTACTGGTGAGCAAGCAAGTGTATTAGTTGGCAATGTTACAAACAATATAAGTGTTGAAGTTATGGTGTCTGGCCTCCAAGCTATTGCAATGCTTGGAAGTGTGAATATTTGGAGTATCATTAACCCAGACCAAAATGCTAATTGGCAAGATTTAAACGATTCACAATCTGGTATATGGATTGATGTTGACAGTACACAAAACCCAAATTGGTCAGACATAGCGGCATAAGGAACCCTCATGGCAATCACATACAGCACGAACTTAAAACTTACTCTTATCGGTACTGGCGACCAAGCCGGTACATGGGGTAATACCACAAATACAAACCTCGGTACGCTGATTGAGCAGGCTATTGCAGGCTATGTTTCACAGACCGTTGCAGACAGCGCAGGCTCTCCAACAAGTTTAAGCATCGCTGATGGTACCTCCAGCGCGGCTCGCAACATGGTTTTGGTCTTGCAAGGCGCATTGAGCGCCGCACGCGACATCATTCTGCCGACCAGCACCAAGCTCTATTTCATCCATAACAACACCTCCGGTGGCTTTGCCGTTACCGCAAAGTGTTCCGGACAGACTGGTGTCAGCATCCCAAATGGCGCGAAAGTTATTTTGGCTTGCAATGGCACCGACATTGTTGAAGCGTTTAACTACTCTGGAAGCCTTATATTTCCGACTTCTGCAACCATTACAACGCTGTCAGGAACCACGCTTGGATATGGTAGCGCAAGCATTACCAATGCCAGCATAGCCAGCGGAACTGTTACCAATCTATTAGCAACTACCTTTTCAGGCGGTTCTGCCAGCATTACCACTGTTACTGGTACAACTTTTGGAACCACGGGCGCATCACAAATTCGTGGTGCAAGTGGAGCTATCGGCCAGCTTACCGTAACAAGCGCAACCATAACAAACCTGAATGTCACCAGCCTGACTACAGGAAACTTCCCGTTACCGACTTCTGCAACCATTGCAACTTTGTCTGGTACAACGCTTAGTTATGCTTCTGCCAGTTTAACAAATGTAAGCATTGGCAGTGGAACTGTGTCTGGAAATTTTAATGCGGCAACGGCATCAGGCAATGTAGGTATTGGTACGAGTTCGCCTTTTGGGAAGTTAAACGTACAAAACGGCACTATATTTGTAGGTCAGTCTGCTGGAACATCTCAGCAAAAC